CCAGCCAGAACCCCACGCTTCCGATCAGGTAACTATGGCTACTTCATCTATCCAACACTCAAGGCTATCCAGCCTTATATTATTCGGGAATGGCAAGATGCCTTCTCAAAGATTCTTAAGGAGTTCTAATGGCTTCAGATAGCAGAACCCTTAAACTCGCAATCCTTGGAGAAGTTAAAGACCTTAGCGCAAGCCTTACTAAAGGCTCTAATGAGGTCAGCACATTCGGCGATAAGATCAGTAAGTTCGGCAAGGTCGCAGGAGCCGCCTTCGCAGCTGCTGGAGTAGCGGCAGTCGCTTACGCTGGTAAGTTAGCGATCGATGGAGTCAAGGCGGCGATCGAGGATGAAGCGGCTCAACTACGCCTAGCCACATCTCTTAAAAATGTTACTGGTGCAACAGAATCTCAAATCAAGGCGACTGAGGATTACATTCTCAAGACTTCTCTGGCTAAAGGCATCACAGACGATGAACTTCGTCCAAGCCTTGATCGCTTGGTCAGAAGTACAAAATCAGTCGAGGAAGCCCAGAAGTTACAGACACTTGCAATCGATATTGCGGCAGGTACAGGCAAGTCACTTCAGGCGGTTACAGAAGCCTTAGCCAAGGCTCAGGACGGCAACTTCACAAGCCTTAAGAAACTAGGCGGCGGCATCGATGAGAACATTCTTAAGACTAAAGACTTTGATGCGGCCACAGCTTCTCTAGCCAAAACTTTTGAAGGGCAAGCCTCAAAGCAGGCCGAGACATTCCAAGGCAAAATGGATCGTCTTAAGATCGCCTTTAATGAAGGCAAGGAAACCGTCGGCTCATTCATTCTTGATGCAATTACTCCAATGGTTGATTTCATCGTCCAGAAGGTAGTACCGGGCGTCCAGATGTTCATCGATTCAATCGGTGGAGAAAAGGGAATTAGCAAGGCTCTTAACGGATTCGTCACAGCTGCTAAGTCAATCTTCATCCCAGTATTCCAAGGTATCCAATTCGCCTTCGATAAGATTAAAGGCGCAGTATCAGATAACAAGGAAGAGTTCCAAGCCCTATTAGAGTTCATTCAAAAGTACGTTGCTCCATTCCTAGGCGGAGTATTCAAACTGGCTATCCAAGGAATTGGAATTGCCATTGGAGTAGTCGTTGATTCAGTAGGAGCATTAATCCGTGGATTCCAGACGCTTATTAATCTAGGCTCACAGATTGGCGGTGCTATCGGTGGAATGTTCGGCGGAGGTCGAGCATCTGGTGGTCCAGTCATGGGTGGAACGACTTATCTCGTAGGCGAGAAAGGCCCAGAACTATTTACGCCTTCAAATAGCGGCAGCATTATTCCTAACAGCGCTTTAGGTCGAGGCGGATCAACAATTAACTTAACGGTCAATGGAGCCATCGATCCTGAAGGTACAGCTAGAACAATTGTAAACATCCTAAACAATTCAGCGGCCAGAGGCACACTAGGCGCTGGGGCATTAGTTATCCCATGACCGCATATACGCCTAGTTACAAAGTCCTTATCGAAGGCGTAGAACTAACCGAGGTCACAATCGCTGACCTTACGGTCACTTCAGGACGTACGGATATCTACCAGCAACCCGTTGCCGGATATTGCCAGTTGCAGTTGATTAACTTTGATAATTCCAGTTATGACTTTACAGTAGGAACTGGCCTAACAGTAGAAGTCACTGATTCAGTCGGAACTTATGTTCCAATCTTTGGCGGCCTTATTTCGGATTTTACAATCACGGTCAATAGCGCTGGAAATCTTGGTTATACCACTTTAGCAAGCATAACTGCTCTAGGAGCCTTATCCAAACTTCCCAAGATTATCGATGCTGGAGTGTTATCTCAAGACCAAGATGGCGACCAGATTTATACACTTTTATCAGGTTACCTTTTGGGTTCATGGAATGATGTCCCAGCAGCAGAAACTTGGGCCGCATACAATCCGACTGAAACATGGGCTAACGCAATCAATATCGGATTAGGCGAAATTGATCGTCCAGGCGATTACGACATGATTTCACGATCTTCTAGCAATACTGATCTTTATTCATTAATTGCGGATATTGCCAAGTCAGCCTTTGGCGTTATCTATGAGGATGCAAACGGCAATATCGGTTATGCAGACCAAACGCATCGCCAAAATTATCTAGCTGCCAATGGGTATACAACCCTTGATGCCAACCACGCCAATGGGGTGGGCTTATCGGCAACGACTCGTGCTGGTGATCTCAGAAACTCATTTACGATCAATTATAATAACAATGGCAATCAAACTTATACGGCAACAGATTTAGTCAGCCAAGCCAATTATGGGGTTTATGCTGAAAATTACACTTCACGGATTAAACACACAGTTGATGCCGAGGCGCTTGCCGATCGATACATCGAGCTAAGAGCCAATCCTTATCCAAAGTTTCAAAGCATTACTTTCGTATTAGGCAACCCTGAAATCGACAATTCAGACCGCGACGCCTTAATTAACATTTTCCTTGGCCAGCCCGTCTGGATTCAGAATCTACCGCCTAACATTTCCAACGGGTCGTTTCAGGGCTACATCGAAGGCTGGACGTTCAAAGCAAGCCTTAATAATCTTACCGTGACTTTCAACGCTTCTCCTGTGAACTTCTCCCAAGTTGCGGTAAAATGGGAACAGGTAAGCGCAGCAGAAACATGGAATACCCTTAACACAAGCCTAACCTGGCTAAATGCGATTGGAGTAGTAGCGTAATGGCAACAACAACAACTAACTTTGGATGGGATATTCCCCAGTCCACAGACCTAGTAAAGGATGGCGCTACCGCTATTGCGGCACTTGGTCAAGATATCGACACGGCTTTAATTGATCTTAAGGGCGGAACGACAGGACAAGTATTGGCTAAGGCATCGGGTACAGACCTCGATTTTTCATGGGCAACCCCCAGCGTCGGAAAAGTTGCTCAGGTTCTATCAACCTTGAAGACTGATACATTTTCGACGACATCAACAAGCGCCGTCTCAATTACAGGATTAAGCCGATCGATTACCCCTTCACTATCCACAAGTAAAGTTTTAATTATTGTCTCACTAGCTGCTGGAGTATCAAACACAGACGGTGACGCTGCATTTTTCCAATTGACTGGCGGAAACAGCACAACTTACGTGGGAGACACTGCTGGCAGTCGTCGGGGAACGGTCCATTGGGTTCGCCGAGACGGATCAGGTGGTCAAGCAATCGCATCAACAAACATGCCAGTGACGATGGTTTATCTCGATTCACCTGCAACAACGAGTGCGGTTACTTATCAAGCTCAGGCTTACATTCATCAGGGAACTGCTTACGTAAATCGTTCAGGCGTGGATAACAACGATGGATCTAATGGTCGCTCAGCTTCAACGATTACAGTAATGGAGATACTCGCATGATTGATTATGCAACTATTTTAACAGTCAAATACAAAGGGACAGAATGGACGCTCGACGGAGACAATTATTCTGGCCTTAACTGGATTTCAGAAACCCCTAAGCCATCAAAGAAAACACTTGACGATCTTTGGGAATTAGTAAAATCAGAAATTGAAGCTGAAAAGACCGCTAAGGTCGATCTTAAAGCATCTGCAATTGGCAAACTTGCTGCGCTTGGACTTACAGAAGATGAAGCGAAAGCCATTATTGGATGAAGCCAGTTTTATGCAAGGCTGGGCAACAGTTACGCGAACAGTTCGATGACTCCTTCCCTGATCGTGATAGGCGTTCCGATGGTTGGATCGGCGATCTCCGTCATTCAGCGCGTCCTAGTGACCACAATCCTGATCGAGAAACTGGAATTGTTAGAGCCATCGATGTCGATCGAGATGTCCATAAGTCAGGCAAGCCCGACCTCATGCCAGATATTGCAGATCAGATTCGACTCGCGGCCAAGGCTGGAGAGAAGCGAATTGCTTACATCATCTTCGCTGGGCGAATTGCATCGTCTCGCTTGGGCTGGCGTTGGAGACCTTACAAGGGATCTAATCCGCACAATCATCATCTCCATGTTTCTTTCACTAAGACGGGCGATACAGATGGTTCGTTCTTTAATATCCCGATGTTAGGTGGTAAGTAATGGGTCGCGTAACGATCAGCTCTAATAACCTATTCCCCGGTCCTAAAGGCGAAAAGGGAGATAAGGGCGACGCAGGTGGCCCACCGGGTCCACAGGGACCAGCAGGCCCACAGGGACCTCAGGGCGAACAAGGCCCACAAGGTTTACAAGGCACTCAAGGAAACCCCGGAGCGCAAGGCGCACAAGGCCCAATTGGTTCAACTGGACTTAAAGGCGACAAGGGCGACAAGGGTGATACTGGAGCAACGGGCGCGACTGGTGCTAAAGGCGATACTGGAGATACTGGAGCGCAAGGCCCATCTGGCGTAGTCACAGTCAATGCTCCACTAACTAACGCTGGAACTTCTA